GCCAGCCCAACCGGCTGTCCTTGTATCGGATCCCCGCCGCGCAATTGGTCCCCGACGGGGACTTGGTGGTGCGCGGCTATCGGTGGACGTTGCCGAATTCCGGGGCCGTCGCGTGGTTGCCCGCGTCCGAAGTCGTCCACTTGCGCGGCTATGACCCGGACAATCCGCTGGCCGGACTCTCCCCGATTGAGACGTTGTGCCGCTTGCTCCTAGAGGAACAGTCCGCCACCGACTACCGCGCCAGTTTTTGGAAAAACGCGGCCCGACTCGGGGGCGTGATCTACCGGCCGAAAGACGCCCCACGCTGGAGTCCGGAACAACGCAAGTTGTTCCGCAAGGACTGGAAACGCTACGAGGGCGGCCGCGCGGCGGGCAAGACGGTGGTTCTGGAAGATGGCATGACGTACGAAACCATTAGCGGGACCGCGCGGGACGCGCAATTGGTGGAAACCCGCAAGTTGACGCGGGAGGAAGTCGCGGCCGCGTACCACGTCCCGCCCGCGATGATTGGCATTACCGAATCGCAAGGGTACGGATCCCTCCGCGAACAACACAAGGGGCTCTACCAAGACACGTTGGGGCCCTACGTCGCCATGCTGGAGGGGGAATTCCAGTTGCAAATCCTCTCGGAATTCTCCGACTCGGACGACGTATACGTGCAATTCAACACGCACGAGAAATTGCAAGGATCCTTTGACGAGGAATCCACCGCGATTACCACGGCGGTGGGCTCCCCGTACATGTCGCGCAACGAAGCGCGGGCCCGCTTGAATCTCCCGCGTATCAACGATCCCGACTTTGATAAGCCCGTCACGCGACTGGACACCGACGCGGGCCAGTCGTCCAAGCAACGGGCCGCGACGGAGGACTAAGCCCATGGCCCGACGCGCACGCCCGGCCGCCAATGCGGTGGCCACGTTGCTGGCCGCCATGCCGCCATCCCGGTGGACGGACCCGACGCCGCATCCCGCGCGGGCGGCATGGTCGGCCCGGCTGTCCGCGCACGCCGACACGCCCACCACGGACGTGTACCTGTACGACGCGATTGGGGGCTTTTTCGGCATTCGCGCGGCGGAAGTCGTGGACGCCCTCCGCGAAGCCCGGGGCCGCAAACTGCGCGTGCACATCAATTCCCCGGGCGGGGACGTGTTCGATGGCTTGGCCATCTTCAACGCCCTCCGCGAACACGATGGCCCGGTGGAAACCGTGGTGGACGGCTTGGCCGCGTCCATCGCGTCCATCATCGCGTTGGCGGGCCGTCCCGTCACGATGCACCCGGCCGCGTTCTACATGGTCCACGAACCGCACGGCTTTGCCATGGGGCAAGCCGCCGACATGCGCAAGCTGGCCGCGTTGCTGGACAAGGCGGGGGACGTGTTGGCCGACGTGTACGCGGCCAAGACGGGCCAAACGCTGACGTGGGTCCACGCGGCCATGCTGGAGGAAACCTGGTATACCGCCGACGAAGCCGCCGACGCGGGCTTCATAGACGAAATCCTCCCCGCGCACCCCGAGTCCGACGCGGCCCCCGTCACGGCCCGCGCTCACGATTTGTCCATGTACGGCCGCGTCCCGGATGCGTTGCGGCCGACTTCCCCGACGCCCGTCCCCGCTCCCGTAGCGGCCGGGGTCACCCCGCCCGCACGGATGCGGGAGCGGGCCGCCGTGTTGTCCCGTTCGTTGGGTTACCTCGTGGGCGTGTAGCCCCGGGACCCGGGAGGAAATCACTATGGCCGCCATCAAAACCATTCAAGACGAAATGCGGGACGCCCACGAACGGATCCGGTCCCTTGTGGAAGGGGCCCGCAAAGACGACCGGGACTTTTCCCCGGAGGAACAAGCGGAAGTGGACGTACTCACCGGCCGGATGGCCGCGTTGGACACCAAGCGGAAGCGGGAAACCGGGTGGGGCGATCTACTGAAATCGGTGGAAGCCATGGTGCCCGCTGGCCGCAAGGTGAGCGGGGAGAACGGCGAGGGCCCCGGTATCGCGGTGGGGGCGGGCTTCGCGGGCCCCTACGCGTACGGCCGCCCGGCCATCAAGTCGTTGGGCCAACTGTTCGTGGAACACGAGGGCTACGCCGTCATTCGCGCCATGCCCAAGGGCGGGGCGTGGTCCTCCCCGCCGTTCGAAATCAACGCGGCGGTGACCATCGATCCTATCCCCGCACCCCCGGCCAACGCGTACCCGGACGGGCTCCGCATTCAACCGTTCCCCGACACCCCGGCCGAGTGGTACGTGTCGGGACTGTTCGCGCAGGGGACGCTCTCCGGGTCCCTGATTCAGTACCTCCGGGAAAAAGTGTGGACGAACGCGGCCGCGCCCGTGGCCGTCGGCGGCACCAAGCCCGAATCCACGCTGACGTTCGAAGCCGTCAACCAAGCGTTGACGAAGATTGCCCACTGGATCCCCGTCCCGGACGAATTCCTGGAGGACGTGGACGGACTCCGCTCCTACATTGACGCCCGCATGCGGCAAGGCGTCTTGGACAAGCTGGAGGACCAAGTGGTAAACGGCGACGGGCTCGGCGGCAACATGCTAGGCATTCTGGCCACGCCCGGACTGACGGCCCCCATGGCCCACACCGGGGACGTGTTCGCGGCCACGCTCGCCGCGCAACGGGCCGCGATTTACACCGCATCGCGGTTGCGGCCCAACGCCGTCGTCATGTCCCCCGCGACGTGGGCCCTCGTGTCCTCGCAAGCCGGGGCGGGCGGGTTCTACGCGGGCACCGGGGCGTTTGTCGGCATTCCGCCGCAAGTGGCGGGCATGCGCGTGGTGGAGTCCCCGTCCGTTGCGGATGGGACGGCCATTCTTGGCGCGTTCGCGCAGGGCGGCCAACTGTGGCGCAAGGGCGGGGTAACCGTCCAAGCCACGAACAGTCACGCGGACCTGTTCATCAAGAACACCACGGCCATTCGGGCGGAGATTCGGGCCGCACTGACGATCTACCGTCCGGCCGCGTTCGGCACGGTCACGGATCTAGAAGCCGCGTAGTCGGAACCCACGCACGTGGATTTTCTAGCGTGCGGGTGCGGGTGTGGCGGGGAATTGCATGCGTTTGAAGTCACACCCGAACCGCTGATGATTGTCCGGCCGGTGGCGGATCCGCCACCGGCCGCCGTCGTAGACTTGCCGACGGCCAAAGCCCACTTGCGCGTCACCACCACGGCGGAAGATGCGTTGGTCACGTTGTACGTGGCCGCCGCGCAAGCCGCGATTGTCGCGTATTGCGAAGCCAGCGTGGCCCGCCAGCGGTGGGAAGCCCTCGTGGGCGGGGTGGCGGGCAGTCACGAGCCCATTGTGTTGCCGTTCGGGCCGGTGGCCGCAGTGGTGTCCGTGGACGCCGTGCCCCCGTCGGGGCCCCGCGTCCCGGTGGAGGGCTACACGGCGGCCGGGCCCATCGTGGGGCCGCCGTCGGCCGGATGGCCCGTGGCCCCCAACGCGGTGGCCATCGTGTACGACGCGGGCCCGGACGTGGCCCCGGAGCCCGTCCAGTTGGCCACGTTGTTGTTGATTGGCCAGTATTACGACCACCGCGCGGCCGTCAAGGTCGGCACGATTACCCAAGTCATGCCGTACACCGTGGAATGGTTGTTGGCCCCGCTCCGCGCGACCACGGGCGTGGTGCCCGCATGACGCTCGGAGCCCGGGGCTTTGCCGACGCGGGCCAGTTGGACCACCCCATTACGTGGCTGGCGTTCACCGAGACCACGAACGACTACGGGGAAGTGACCCGGACATGGACGCCGTTTGCGGAGGATTGGGCCGAATTGGAACCCTTGCGGCCGTCCGAACGAATGGCCGCCGCGCAATTGCAAGCCGTCGTGGACTACACCATGCGCGTGCGGTGGCGGGCCGACGTGGACGACACCAACCGCGTGGAGATTGACGGGGCGGACTACGACCTTGTGGGGCCGCCGATGGAGCGGGGCCGCCACCAATACCTGGACTTCCTCATCCGACGGCGGGACCCGGCCGCCCCCGACATGGCCCCCATGGCGGCCACGTAATGCCCAAGCGGTTCAACGTGCGCGTGGAAGTCAAGGGCTTGCCGGAATTGAAAGCCGAATTGCGGCGGATCCCGGACGCCCTCCGCCAAGGGGCGTTAGATGCGGGACTCCGCGAGGCCGCCGACATGGTGCGGGACGAAGCGCGGGTGAACGTCCCCACCGACACGTACCACTTGCTGGAATCTCTCAATACGTCCAAGGGCAAGCGGGCGCGGCCGGGCGTGGTCAACTATTTCGTCGGGGTGGGGAACGCGTTCTATGGCGCATTCCTGGAGTACGGGACGGACAAGATGGCGGCCCACGCATTCCTCCGGCCCGCGTTGCTGTCCCGCGCGGACGCGGCCGTGGCCGCCGTGACGGAGCGGGTCCGCCGCGCGTTGGCCACCAACGGGCCGGTGAAATGAGCGCGGAAACCGCGTTGCGGACGTTGTTGCTGAATTCGGTGGTGGGGCCCATCGTGGGCGGCCCGGCCAGTCCGCGCATTTATCCGTTGGTCCGCCCGCAAAATTCCGTCACGCCCGCGATTACCTACCAGCGGATTGCCGAAGTCCGGGCGGATCCGTTGGTGAAGCCGGACCCGGTGAAGCCCAACGCCCCGCAATTGACCATGGTCCGGATGCAATACGACGCGTGGGCTCCGTCGTTCGCGGCCGTCGTGGACTTGGCGTTGAAGATTCAACAAGTCTTGAAATACGCCACCACGCCCGCGCCGACGCAACCGGCCCCGCCCGCGCCGCGCGTGGGCCGCGACGTGTGCGCGGTGTGGTTCGACACCCAAGAGCAAGGCTTTGAAGCGGCCAGCAACACGTACCGCGTCCGCATGGACTTTGACGTTTACACGGAGGAATAAGCCATGGCCATTCCGACTCAGGGCACGCAAATTTCCATCACCATTGGGGCCGCCCCCGGCACCAAGACGCTGATTGCGGAAGCCACCGGGTGGTCGGGGCCACGCTTCACGCGGAACGAAATCGACATTACCAATCTCCAGTCCGTGGCCAAGGAATACTTGCTGGGCTTGAAGGACCCGGGGGAATTCTCCGTGGACGTGAATTTTGACTTGTCCGACGCGGGCCAGTCCGCCGCGTGGGACGAATTGGGCGGCAATAGCCCGCTCCCGGTGGAATTGAAATTCCTGGACACGAGTAAGGGCGGCTTCACGTTCAACGCCCTCGTGATGAATTTCGAAACCCAAGGGCGGGCCGACGACAAAGCCACCGGCACGATTACGTTCCGCATCACCGGGGACGTGATGAAGATTGAACCCGTGGCCGCCGCATGAGTCGGGCCATGACTCCCGACACCCCGCCGCGCGTCTACCTGGACCGCGCGGCGGTGTTGGCCGTGCCGGACCGCGTGGTGGAGGACGTGTGGATCCCGGAGTGGTCGGCGTATGTGCGGGTGTCCGGGTGGGACGGCACCACGCGGTGGCGCATCGTGCAAGCGTGGCCGCGCGGCGGCAACGGCCACCCGGATACCAACTTGCTGGCGTTGGTGGCCGCCGTGTCTCTCGTGGACGCGGCGGGCACGCGACTGTTCACGGACGCGGACGTGCCCGCCTTGGCTCAAAAGAACGCCCGGGCGTTGGACCGCGTGTTTGCCGTGGCCCTCCGGTTGAACGGACTGGACACCACGGCGGTCGATACCTTGGGAAAAGACTCCGCGCCAGCCGTGAACGGCGGTTCTACTTCGACCTAGCGGCCGAATTGGGCATGACGGTGGGGGAAATGCTCTCCCGCATGTCGGCCCACGAAATCACGGAGTGGCAAGTATGGGCGGCCCTCCGGGGCGGACTGAGCGCGGAGCGGGCGGAACGCAATGCGGCCCTTGTGTGTGCCATTACCGCCAATGTGCACCGCAAGCCGGGCCGTCCCCCATTCACCGTGAAGGACTTTTTGCCGCGTGACCCGACGCCCGACGGGCAACCGGAGCGTATGCCCATGTTGACGCTGACGACGTTCTTGGGGCATATCGCCCGCCGCTAACGGAGCCCTCCCATGGCACTGGCCGGTGTCCTCCGGGTCCTCTTGACGGGGGACGTGTCGCAACTGGAAACGGACCTCCAGTCCGTCCACCAAGATGCGGCCAAGTTGGGCGTGCAATTGCGCGGGACCTTTGACGCGGCCACCGGCTCCGTGGGGGTGTTCGCGGCCGCGATGCAAAACCTCCCCGCGCTACTCGGCGGGGCCGCATTGGGGGCGTGGGTTCACGAAACCTTGCAGTTTGCCGATTCGTTGCAGGACGCGGCCGACAAGTTGGGACTCACCACGGACGCGTTCCAAGCCTACCGGGAGCAATTGCAATTGGCCGGGGGCACGTCCAAGCAATTCGAAACCGGCATGCAACATTTCATTACCTTGTTGGGCCAAGCCAATGCCGGGTCCAAGGAAGCGCAAGAGAATTTCCGCAAGTTGGGCATTGCGTGGGCCGAGGGCGGCGGAGCCCGCGAAACGGAAGCCGCGTTCCGGGACCTGATCGACCGCTTTAAGGAAATTCCGAACCACGCGGACCGCGCCGCGATGGCCGCCATCGCGTTTGGCCGCCGGGCGGGCGCGGTGTTCGCGGAAACCTACAAGGGCGGCACCGACGCTGCCGACGAATTCGAACGCACGCAAGCCGAATTGGGCCGCCGCTTGGGGCCCGACGTGATCCAAAGCCTTGCCCGGTTGAATGACAACCTGGACATGCTCAAAACGTCGTTCATGGCGTTGTCCGCCGTGATCCTCGACAATTTCACGCCCGCACTGAACACGATGATTGGGTGGGTCACCAAGTCGGTGCAAGCGTTGGGCGGCTGGTATCAGTTGCTCAAAGAATCCTTGGGACTGGCCCCGGTCGGGCCCATCACGCTGGCGTTGGAAACCGCCAAGGCGTGGGAAGCCATCGAAGATGCGAAGCGGCGGGGCGTCCAGGACGACTCCGAGGAAATGCGGATCCTCCGCGAACAATACGCCGCGACGGATGCGCTCCGCCGCGCGGCCGAATACAAAGCCGCGCAACCGACGCGGCAAAAAGACGACACGCGGCCCCCGGTGCCCGAAGCGGAAGCCAAGCCCGGCAAAGACGACTCCGCCCGGGCCGCCCGCGAAGCCGAACGCGCGGCCAATGAAGCCCGGAAATTGGGCAACGCCACCTTGGACGAAAGTTTGGCGTTGCTGGACAGTCAAAGCGCGGCCCTCCAACTGAACACGGGATTGTGGGGCGCATACGCGCGGAACGTGCGGGAGGGCGTCACCGAGTCCTACGAATTGGGGTCCGCCACCATGAACGTGGCGGACGCCTTGGACAAGGTGTTTTATAGCGCCACGCAATTGGAACCGG